TGGAGTTGAACGGCAGCGCCCGCAACAGCCTCTCAGCTGCATTTTGCCCGTTCTTTGACCTCATGTCTCGTTGTTTTCAACTTGTCTTCCGTCTCTTTGATCATTCCTGGACCCCGGTAGCTCGTATGCTTGCCGGAATGGGGTCGCCAAACCGTCCAGTTGACACTAAAGAATCAAAGCCATTAAGTTAACGCATATCAACAACGTCACACAACGTTCACCTTTCCCTCTCGTTAATGATTAAGTAGTCACAAACGATTTCGCCTCTTCAAATCGACACTTGCAATGTAAAGCCAATTGTCCATAGGTGGTAGATGGTGTAGTAGCCGGAACTCCGTACACACAATACACCCACATGCCCTGCATAGATTGATCTACCTGATCCGTATCCGATGGTGTTAGAGACGTATCAACAGTAAATATTCGTCTACGTGGAGCTTGAGTTAAAGGAAAATTAAGTTCTTGCCAAATCGGTCCTGTTCTTGCGTTGTTCAAATCACGAATGAAATTCAAATGCGTGCCTGGTGCTAATACAGACCAAAATCTGATCTGCTCTGGTGAATCTAGCCAGCCGATAATGATGTTACCGGGTGTGTTAAGACCCACAGAAGGTATAAAAGTGAGAGAAGTCCCAGGAAGGAAAATACCTTTCTGGAAATACTGCCCAATTCTTTGCACTGCCGCGTTTGATCTTCCTGTGACGTTACCTGGGGCGAGGACGACTGCTCCGTATCCAATCGACTCGCCAGCGACATTAGACGCTGCAACGTTGTACTCATTTCCGCATACCATTGAAACATTTTCGTTTAACTGGCCTTTCAGCTTTATACGTGGGTTTCGTTTTGAAAGATTTGTCACCGTAGTAACCGCTTGTTTGTTTTGTTTAGACTTTGTCATATTAGAACAATCCCAAATTATTGATAAGTTGGCGCTTATCGCCTCCCCAGACCGACTGTGCAAAATATTCTTCGACTGCGCACTGTTGGTCAGGACTAATGTCTGTTTGTAACCAGAAACTATATCTCGCTTGCTCCGTTATTGTATGGTCAGTGGTTTTAATGCCACGTGCCATTTTATTATGCCAGTTGTATTCGCAATCAAATTTCGCCCCATCATGTAGTTTTCCATCAATTCCAAACCTGTTAAGCATGTTATAGAATTCTTGCAATATGGGCACACCTTTGTTTAATACAATACCACAACTGGCTATTTTCTTGAGCCAAACTCGATACAGTTCTGTGTCATGGCCAAGGTTGACACATGTGACATCCTTTGATAGACAAGTCATAGCGTTACGCACCATAATCCACCCATTAGAGGTGAATACTGGCTTTGTTTGGCAAAACTCGATCTGTTCAAATTCATACACAGGGTTTTCCCTGACCATTTTATACCCGAACGCTCGGAAATACACCTCCAAATCAGCAAGGTGTTTTAGATTTTTACGTTCAAGCAAAAGCAGACAATCGTCACCATTATTAACAAATTCAATTTTAAACGTCTTGGTTTTGATATACGAGTATGCCATCAAACACATCAACAATTTGTTACCCATTGAAGTATTCATGTCACCCGACATTCGCGATCCGCGTTTAAAATATCTAAACCATCCGTCATTTCCTCGCGCTATTCCGTGATTATTAAGCTGGTACTTTAACAATCGTTTTAGTTTCCTGCTGCCATATATGGAGTTATACAAAGAGTGTTCAAACTCCAAGGCTTGTACGGAACAATGCTGGTCAAATCTAGAGGCGTCGATACCAACACAAGCTGGTTTAGAGAATTTATCCCATTTTTCTTTTATTAACTCTGCTTGTTTGGTGCTATTGTATTTGCTAAATATGGTGGGAGAAGAAAAGAGTTTATCAATTTCGTCGTACACCTTGTGTTCTATGGGCCTAAGATAACACCCGACTTCAACATTAAACTCACCGGACCTAGGTTGGATAACCCGTGGTGCTGGATCATTTTTCAATGTGAAATTGAGTTTCTCTGCCTTGATAAAAGTCTTTAGGTGGGCATCGCGAGGGCAGATTGCTTTCATAGCCAACCTGTCAACTGCTTTCTGGTAAAATAGTTTACGTGGTCCCTTGTAGTACTCAACGAATTTCTCGTGAGACACAGGGGATTGTCGACCAATACCTTTGGCAATTGTTGCGAGTTCGATACCACACCTTGTTGTAAACACAGTAGAATTGGCCGGTTGTACTGGCAATGTAAGTTTACTGTCTGTATACAACACTCTTTCACCAACCCCTCGCTTAAGGTTGGCTAGTGAGTTGTTATGAGTCTGCATATTATGGCCACGCAAGAACCGACTCATTGTTATGTACTTGCGAGCCTTGTGGACTCCCGAAAGTTGGGGTGTTACTCCAGGGTATTGACCGGGAACCGTGTCAAACCCCACCCCTAGTTCTGGGCCCCATCAAGCTGATCCCGGGAGGGATCCGCCTAATGCCTTATATAGTTTCTGAGCATCCTTCACACCTTGCACGTGCTGTACGGCCGCACACTCCATCTCGTACTTAGTGGGAACAAAGACCATTTCTGTGGCGATGTCTACGTTTTCCCATATGTGCCTAGCAATAACACCATGTTCCACACAGTGATCATACATATACTTCCTGACACATAACCTGTTCCCTTCAGTACGTTTTGGAGTGCCGAACTTAGCTTTCCCAATCTTTACCAACCATGACCGGAAAGGTGCTTTAGTCTTAGGTTTACGTTTGATCTTGGTTCCAACATCAATAGAGTCAATAGTGTTGACAGCAATAACATCCGTTACATCGTCAATTTCCAGGTCAAAACCATTCTTGATTTCATCCTTCAACACCTCAACCATAAGTTCAGCTTTCTTGATCACTCGAGCCTTAGCGCTAAACCACTTGTCATACGCGCGATAACATCCATATGCTGCTGCTCCGATACATACAATAGCTTTGATTTTATTAATCATCGTCATTGCACTAGAAACTGTCTAGACAGGATAAGTTGG